GAGAAGTTCCAGAAAGACTTCGGTCTACCTGATACTGGTATCTATGACCGTGCTACAGCAGAGGCTATGGCCGGAGCACCTGAGGTTATCGGTCAGCAGCAAGACCCACGGGGAGAGGCTAACCCCTACACCAAAGGATATGAAGGTGGACAAGCTGATTTCTCCTTAGGCACCTTCGTTGACTATATAGCAGGGAAAGAAGGAACAAAGGAGCACATGGGTCCAGAGGGTCAGTTGACCCTTGGATATGGTATCCTCCCTTCTACAGCAAGATCACATGGAATAGACTACGAAGACTTCAACGGCGGTAAGACTCCTGAAGATAGGAGAAACTTTGCGGAAGCAGTCTATGGGAAGATGTACGAAAGTGCTGCTAAGAAGTACCCATCTATTTTTGATAGCACTGAACTAAGTTCAGCAGATAAGATAGCAGCACTGTCCTTGTACATTAACGTAGGTACTCTGTACAGTAGCACTGTAAAAGCAATAGAGTCAGGTGACATGAAGAAGGTTGGAGAAAGCCTGTCAGGGATTATTCACTACCCAGAGTTGGATGCAAACGGCAACCGTACAGGAGTTCGGTTTAACTCTCTCGGCCTCTCTAAAAGACGGGCACAAGAGTACAATGAAATGCTTGGTAAGAACCAAGTAACTGAAGTGAAAAGGAGTGGGAATACTTACACTTGGTTAGACAGTGAGGGGAATGTCCTGTTTACTAAAACAGGCTCTGGAGTCCCAGACAACACGTCCACAAGGATTTCAGTACCAACAATAAAGGAAACTAAAGTGTCTCCCAAGGCAGGTGGACCTAGGTTCATAGCAGGTACCGATCAAAACCCAGAGGGAAAGAAGAAGTGAAGAAAGCAACTTGGTATGATCGGTTCAAAATGAAATATGTAATCTCTTTATCACTAGTACTTCTACTATCTGCCTGTGGAGGAGGGCCTCTATCTCTCCTGACAGGTGGTGGCCCTAACGTGGCAGCAAATGTGCAGGCAGGTCAGGAAAACAATCAGGCCGTATCTCAGGTTGAGGCTAACTCAACAGAGAATACGACCATAGACGGGGGGACAGTAACGATTATGAACAATGACATCCCCCTCTGGATGATCCTGTTGCTGATACTGGGCTGGATACTCCCCTCCCCTAGGGAGATGTGGAGAGCAACCCTAGCACCCTTCAAGGGACTATCGGTAAGGAAGAAGATGTGAAGAAAGCATGGAACAAACAAAGGCGAGCTGATGGTACCCTCAAGGAACTTAAGGGGCTCACCATACGTAGAGAAAAAGAGAAGCTTCTATTCTTGAGTGGTACTAGGTAATGTTTGATAACCTTGATAAAATTTTCTATGCGGTTGTTCCTGCTTCCCTTCTCTGGATGATCAGGACCATCTTCACCAACAATAAGAAGATGGAACTGATGGAGTACCGTATGAACCAAAAAGATGTGGAGGATGAGAAGAGACATTCTGAAACAAAGAACTCAATCGAAGCCTTGTGCACCACTCATGAGAAAGCTATGGACCGTCAACAGAAGATACTTGAAAAGATTTTGGAGAAATAAGAAGAATGGAAGACTCGCTTCAAGAGCCCCAAGAGGGTACTGGAACTGAACCTAAGAAACAGAAGACGTACAAGCGAGAGGTGGCCACAGTGCTGCTCTCTAGCCTAGGTGTGCAGACTGTATGTACCCTCAAGTATGGACAATAGCTGCACTCCCACCTCCCCTTGGTGAATGGTCTGGTATGATCATTGTGTCCGTCTTTGGGGTGGTAGGAGTGAGCAAACTACGGAAGTAACCTTAAGGGTTACCCTCCATCTCTTCGATCAGTCGGTCAAGGTACCACCTAGCTTTCTTCAAGTCTTCGATAGGCTTCCCTTTGTACCTGAAGCGGTGTAGGTACTTCTTTACTGACCCCTCAAGGAACCCACAGAACCCAACAGTAGTCATGTTGGACTTCATATAGTCGATACTCTCTATACCACCCTTAGTGTAGTGCTCTGGGTGGTTTACTTTATCTACCACTCCAGTAAGGGTTGGGGTTTCCTCGTAACTCCCATAGTGAATGTGTCCGCTCAGGTTACTGTTCATCTTCTGTCTCCTCCTTAAGGTCTAGTTCCCTTAGTTTCTTCATTCCTTGGAGTACTCCCCACTTCATGACCACCCTAACAGAGGGATCAGGAACCAATCGTATACTCCAACCTAGTAGTGTGGCACTTAGCCAATACCTAAAGTTGTTCATGTGCTCTCCTTACTTAAGTCTGTAGGTAATGAGAACGCTAGTTACCCACATTCTTTTTGCCCTGTCTCCAAGTTAATGTAGCAAGCCTCGCCCTCACCAAAGAGGTCCATCTGTTCCTCCTCTTGGAGTTCCTCCTCTGGTTCCACTACGTCTTCTGAGGCATTAGCAGTCAGCACTCCGTACCTCTTACCGTCTTGTCTGAAGGTGGTACACCCTGATGATCCTCCCTTGTAGGCTTGGAGGTAGACATCTTTGAACTCCTCCCAAGAGACATTCGAACCGACATTAACTGTCTTACTGCAAGCACTATCAACGTAGAGAGAAGCAAGGTTAAGTACTCTAACATGATCAAAAGGAGATAGTTCATTGGCTGTCCTTCCTTTAACTCCGAACACCCTGTAGCCATAGTCCTGCACTACCTCTTCCTTCACACTGTCGAAGGTAGTGATCTTCCTTGTATACTCATGGGCAAACACTGGCTCGATACCTGAGGATACATTGTCTGCACTTAGGCTGATGGTACCAGTAGGAGCAATACTTAGTAAGTGAGAGTTCCTTAGACCGAACCTACTGATGTCCTCCCTGATGTCTTCAGGTAAGGTGAGGGCAAACTCAGACTCCAAGAACTCTTGCTTGAGTGCAGGGAACCTTCCTTTCTCCACAGCTAGAGCAATAGAAGCACGATAGGCTGTGTCCCTTATGCACTTCATGATGTTACCTAGTACTAGGAGGAACTCATCAGAAGCATAAGGATAACCCATTGCCTCAATAGCGTTAGCTACTCCTGTTACCCCAAGCCCCATCCTTCTCTTGTTCTTAGCCTCCTGTTCCTGCTCAAGCAGGGGGTACACTGCTCGGTCCACTACGTTGTCCATGGCACGTACTACAAGAGGGATGTCATGCTTGAGTTGGTCGAAGTCGAAGTACCGATAGTACCCTGTCTGAAGGTCAAGGTTCTCCTTAACGTATTTGGTGAGGTTGAAGGACCCTAGTAGGCAGGACCCATAGGGTGGCAAGGGTTGCTCAGCGCAGGGGTTGGTAGCAGCTATAGTTTCACAGTAGTGGAGGTTGTTCTTCCTGTTCATCCGATCAATGAAGAGCACCCCCGGCTCTGCCCAGTCCCAAGTACTCCTGAGGATTTCATCCCATAGAGCCTTAGCGTCAATAGAGGAGTAGACTCTCCCTTCGAACTTTAGGTCGAACATGGTCCCTTCTTCTACTGCCTTCATGAACTCATCGGTGACACCAACAGAGATGTTGAAGTTGGTTAGGTTGTCATGGTTCTGTTTACTCCTAATGAACTCCTCGATGTCCGGGTGGTCTACCCTGAGGACTCCCATTTGTGCTCCTCTTCGGTGCCCAGCAGAACTGATGGTACGACATACTGCATCAAAGATACCCATAAAAGATAGGGGTCCACTAGAACGGCTATCGAGAGACTTAATAAGAGCACCTCTAGGGCGAAGTGTACTGAAGTCATAGCCTATTCCTCCCCCGAGTTGCATTGTCTTGGCTGCTTCCTTAGCTTTACCCATGATGTCGTCCATGGAATCGTCAATAGTACCACTGACAAAGCAATTATAAGGGGTAGTAGAGCGAGGAGAACCCATAGAAGACTGCACCCTACCAGCAGGTAGAAAGCGTTGATTAAGTAGGACCTCACGGAAGTTAAGAAAGTGTTCATGGTCATCCTTTAGGGCCTCTGCTACTCTGGTTGCTGCTTCCTTGAAGCCTTCTCCTTTACCTCTGTACTTCAGTGCATGGATTTCCCTGCTAACAGGTAAGGTAGGTCCGTATTCTTTTTCTTCCATTAAGTCTCCTCCTCTAGTTCTTCCTCTGGTACATCATCAAAGAAGTAATCGTTGAGGTCCAGTAGTTCTTCTTCTACTACCCACCTCAAGATCGTCTCCTGCTTGATGTCATTCTGCTCTAGTAGTACCTCCAGTCCGTAGGAGTCCACCAGTAGTTTAAGTTGTTGTTCCACTCAAGAGTACTCCTCCCTCAGTCGTTGCATTGAGACAAACTCAGGGCTATAAGTACCACCTTCTACTCCTCTTTTGATGAGGAGTCCTTGCCACCAAAGGTCGTTACAATGTCCAGCCCATGTGCTTTCGTAGTCTTGGTAAACCCCTGCCACACAACCCATAATCTTTTTACCGTCCGTATTTGTACGTACAGCCCAATCAACAGTATGACTGTGAGCAGCAGTACAAGAGGTAAAGTTTTTGGAGATAAGAGAATAAGCATGATGCTCACCCCCAATAGGGCGGCCCATGACACCACTGACAAAGTAGTGAGCATAACTAACACCGTCACTAGTAAATATTCCGGGGGTTTGCCCTTTGTACTCCACCACCTGCTGGTAGTAATCATCAAAAGCAAGGTCCTTAAAGCTGACACCGAACTTCTCTCCTTCTAAATGTGGTTCATAGTCTAGTACTCTCTTGATGCGGTGTTCGTGGTTCCCCTCAAGCACCACCCGATAGGGTAGCTTACGTTTAGACTTCTTGATGGGGTGCCACATCCTGTCCTGAAAGTCTAGGTGTGCCTCAATGTCTGCTTCATAGTTCTTACCATGGAAGGAAGCCTTACCTTTATCGTAAGAACTAAGGGAGGGCATGTCTGCTGCATCCCCCATGTTCACCACGAGGTCAGGCTTAAGGTCCTTGATCAACTTACCTACCCAGTCTGCTCTCTCATTATGGAACTCTGGGTGACTATGAGGATCAGGAATTACTAGATGAGTTTTGCTCACGGTATTCCTCCTGAATGTCTAAGAGTGCCCTCTCTGCCTGCTCCTTAGGAACAGCAAGAGCCCATTGAAGTCTCCAGTAAGCTTCGTTAGTCATTAGTTATCCCTTCTTCTTCATAGTCGAACGCTATCTCTAGTGCTTCGAAGTTAGTCTTGAAGTAGTTGGTGAATCTATAGGCTGTATTCATGTCCTTGTGGTATAAGGGGAGTTCCTCCATGGTCTCGTCGGTGTGTTCAACAAAACATATTGTTGTCCATACACCTGTCTCTGGGTCTTGGTGTGGACCCACTGTTACGTTGTGTATCTTCATTTGCCCTTCCTTAACTCGAAGTAATGCTTGGCGTCAACCACCACCAATGGTTTCTTTCTGTCAGCCTTGATGACCACCACTGGTTCCATCTTCTTAGGTGCAGCTTCAACTGCTTGTGAGTACCATGAGTACACAGCAATAGACTGCCTAGCCTTGCACTCTATGGATACAGGGAGGAGCCTACGGGCAGCAGGGGACAACTGTACGTCCTCCCCCTGTTGACCCATGGCTGTGCTCTTTACGTCATCAGCCTCCAGTCCTCCCCATAGTTTCAGGATAAGGTCTCTGGTCCACTGTTGGAGCTTCCTTCCCTTTGCCTTACCGCTTGAAGTTTTCATAGGCAGTACCGAAGATACCTAAAGTTTTTCTTATAAAGACTCTTAGTGATGAGAACTGCCTCTCGTTCTTCCTTCGTAAGGCTATAGGACCCTCCCAAGAGAGCTTTAATTGGGGCGACTAACTTCTCTTTATCCCTCGCTTCCTTTTCTTCTTTAATCCTGTCATTAGCAACTCTTACCAGTGCTCTCTCCTGTTGTTGACAAAATCGAGAGTGGTCGTTGTTGTAGTTTTTAAAACGAAACGGCACACCAAACATCAAGTTACCTCCGGTACCTTGGGTAGGTTCTTCACTGTGGTTAAGAAGACAGGACCTCGAGCATAGATGAAGGTACGTACTGTTGGCCAACAAACCTTCTTGTAGTCACAGTAGGAGCAGTTAGTTCCTAGTTTTTTGTTTCCGCTTTTTCCTTCGTTTACTGCTTCGAATCCTTGCTTTGGGGCTACCTTCTGGCCTACCTCCTCCTTAAGGCTTTTGACAAACTCTTGCTTGCCTTTCAATTCTTCTGTGAAGTTGTACTTGTCGAGGCAGATGTGTCCATGTTGTTTGTCCACCACTAAGAAGGCTCCATGTTTCTTATCGGTGACAAGAGGATCATCCTTAGAGGCATAGACATAGGAGGATAGTTGCTGGATGTACCCAAAGGGATCATCACCTCGTAGTCCATGTTCCTTAAACTTCTTGAACCCGAAGGAGGAAGCAGACTTGACGTCCACTGTTACCCCATCAATGACACAATCTCGGTGGCCCTTGATCCCTTCAATCTCCATGGTGTCCTGCATACCAGTCACCTCATGACCAGCAGCCATTGCTAAGGAGATCATCAAGTCTTCGAGGATGTCCCCGAAGAGGAACTTGAACTTGGTACTAGGAGCTAGAACTTCTCCTCCTTCTGGGTTGTTGATTGAGTACCATAATTTTCTACGACAGGGGGTGCCAAGGTTACTCATACGTAGCCCCGGCTTCCAAGCGTTAGGGTCCTCCTCAGAACCCAGACGCTTAGCTGTTGTCTTGCCGACTGAAGAGGAGAAGAACTCATTGACTGCTGAGTCCCACCCCCCTTTGCCGTCTATGACAGCATTGATGTCGGCAACAAGTGTATCAAGAGACTTACCCACTTAGAACGGCACCTCTTCTGTCTCCTCAAAGACAGCTACCTCAGACACATGAACCTCATCGAGGCGAGTACCGGGCTTACCGAATGATGTGTCGTACACACTGAGGTGGACCTTACCTTTGGAGCCGTTGGGAATGATACCATCCTCTTCGAAGTTCCAAGGGGTACCGTCAGGGAGGAAGACACGAGGTGCGCCACTGGCCCATTCAAACTTGTCCTTAAACTTCCGTACAAACTTAACGGAGAGCCCATGTTCCTTCACTGAACCCTGCTTGAGTGATCCTGTTGCCTTCAGCTTGTCAAAGTTCTCCTTGTCTAGGAGGACATCCACACTACAGGCACCATCAAAGTCCTCATAGGTGCCACGTTGATCTCCTGCTGGTCCTGTGTACCCTTTGAGGTCACGGTTATCAGCAAATACTTTAGCCCATTCGAATGTGCCTTCGAGAATTACTTTACGTGTAGTCATTGTTTCTTTTCCTTCTTTAGTTCTTCTGTTGTTCTTCTAAGGTATTCTCTTCTTCCTTAAAAGAGTAGTAGAAATCTGTAAGGTACTCAGGTACCCAGTGTGTGTTCATTAAGAACTCGTAAGTTCCTTTCTCTTTCCTGTAAAGTTGTCCTTCAATCATTAAGTATCCCTTCCTCCTATTGTAATGTAGCATGGGGTATTACCTGTGTCAACCCCTTAAGCAAGTTCTTTTGGTATGCACCCTTCAACTCTGTCTTTCGGTACTCCATCAGTGCACCTCCTTCCAATTCTTTCCTACCTTCTTAGTGCCATCAAGGGAACACCTAAGACCTAGTAGTTCTCCTGTCTTTCTTATCGCCTCCACTTGGTGGTCCCCTACAATTTCTGCTACCTCCTTGGTGGGGCATTCTGTCACCCATTCATCATGAACAAAATCTAGTTGCTTAAATGGCACACCTGCTTCCTGAAGAGTTTTTCTCCAGAGTACATTGGCGTGTTTCATAATAACTGCTTCTCCGTTCTGTAAGTACCCAGCAAGCATCAGGTGCTCTGAGGAGCAGGGAACTCTACGTCCATCAAGGCCGATAAAGTAACCCCTTCGGGCATCTCGAGGGACTTGAAGGTGTTTAACTCGCTTGAGTTCAGGGAGACTATCAAGAAAGTTTGATACAGCACCCGATGCCTGAGGGATAGAGCAACCGAGTATTGCAGCAACTTTCGGTATCCCTGCACCGAGGAGCCAAGCGTAGATGAAAGTCTTTGCATCGTCTCTTGATTTACAGATTGGTCCGAGTGCGTCTTTGTTAACATTATGTATATCTGTTCCAAGTTTCTTATCTCCTCTCAAGATAGCATCAATGTAGACTTCTGACTCCATGTAGTGCGCTAGTATCCTCAATTGGATGCCATCAGCATCAGCACCCACTAGCCAACTACCTTCTGTGGCTACCCAACATGCCCTCAGTGCTGAGTCATACTCCTTCTTGATAGCATCAATAGGAGACACCACTGGTTTGTCTTCAGGGTACACAGCAAAGATGTTAGCTTGATTAGGTTTACTGTGGGACATACGCTCAGTCCATGCACCGATAGGCCAGAACTTACCGTGTATCCTGCCTTCAGGAGTGAGGCAACCAAGCCATTCCTCTACCGAGCTACGTCTACCCTCCAAGGTGAGCCACTTAGCTAGGTCCTTGGCCTCCTCAGGGGCGCTGGGGGGCAGTGTAGAGAGGTTGTCCTCGTTGCATACCCAGCCGTACCTCTCGAATCGTTCCTTCCGTTCTTCGTCAGTCATAGTGGCCATGGCGTTGCTCCCTTAGGAATTTGTTATGCCCCTTAGTCTTCACGTAAGGCTTCCACCCTGCATCCCAGAGGGCGTCGATGCGTTTCTTTGGTGAAGCAGGACTAAAGGGTTCGTACTTGTAACAGACTAGCTCAGGGGCACCACCATCCTCTGGGTACTCAAGCTCACAATCAGTACCGTACTCATCAAGGGCTCTTTGTACGTTGGAGTACCAGTCTCCTTCCTCTGTTGTCCCATCCTTGTGTCTGATAAGTTTCTTCCTAGCCTTAAGTCTCTTCTCTTCAGTACGGACAGGAGGGAAAGCACTCTGGAATCCATCTTCAAGTACCTCCATGTCTGCTTCGACATCCTTCAAGATGTCTTGAGCCATTTCCTTAGCGAAGGAGAAACCATTACAGTGCATGTCGTGACAGATGGTAGCCATGTCATGCTCTGCCCTCATAGCCTTAGACCAAGCGGGGTCCATGATGTGTGGCTTAAGATAGTTCCATACTGCCTCTCCTACTTCTAGGTCTTGAAGCCAGTACTCCTCCATATCCTCTGTCCTTGTGTCCCACTCCCCCTCGTAGTCTCCCTTGTGTACCTTAAGGTGTTCACCCAGTTCCTTGAGGGAGTGAGTAGAGAACTTACGGTAGTTGACTAGCTTGGAGACAACCATCGTATCTACTACCTTACGTGGGTCTATAAGCCCCGGATGATGAGCGTTAAGTACAGGCACATCAAAGGCTAGTCCGTTGTGGAACACCCACTTGTCAGGAGTAACAGGTTTGAAGGCACCAGCAATCTCGTGGTAGTCCCTTAAGGTGGTTACTTCACCAGTAGAGAGGTCCTTCCACCCAAAGAGGTGTATCTTATCTGGTACCTTACCGTTCTCTATAAGCCTATTAGTCTCTATGTCGGCTACAAAGATTCTCATGTAAGTTCCTTAGGGATTTTAGGGTACTCCTTTATTTTCCTCCTTGACCACCCACCCCAAGTAACAAGATTTTCATCCCTTCCAGTTCTAAGGTTAAACCAACCAAACATTCCTTCCACTCTTTCTTCTCCTACAAGGTAGGCTTCCCTTCCACATAAGGATACCCACATGTCTCCTTGTCGAGGTTTATCTCCTACTGGCCAAGGATTCAACGGAGGCACCATGGAATCTCCACCTCCCCGTTTATATAGAATTTGTGTGAGCTAAGGTCTCCGAGACCTAAACCCCGTATGTCCTCCCAAGGGAAAATCCTTAAGGTGTTTTTTATGTAGATGCCCTCAGGTTCTCCTCGTATCCCTCGGATGTCTCCGACAACAACCTCGCTTTTTTTCATCTTAGTACTCCTCTAGTTTGAAAGTCTTAGGGTTAAACACCAGTGCTCCACCAAACCCTGTTGGTCCTACTGGTCTGTTCTTAGTGACACTCAGGTAGGTGGTGTTCCTTACCTCCGGGTCTTCGTTCATATGGTCCCTCTTGAGTACAACTCGTACTGATGCTGACTTACCGATCATCCTTGAGCTACGTGTTGCACCATCATCGTTGACGTGAGCAGTAATGATAATCCCTACGTTGAACTCATTAGCTAAGCGTTCTAGTTGTACTGCTATCCTACTTAAGGTTTGTTCTTCTGTTGTATCAAGGTCCCTGCCGTAGGCTAGTTGTTGAATAGGGTCAAGGAAGATGTACTTACAGTGGCACACCTCAGTCAGGTACCGTACCTTATCAAGGATACTCAAGGGGTCCTCATCTATTCCCATCTCAAACAGGTAGAGGTTCTCACTGTCCGTTAGTCCTTCGATAGCTTCTTCTACTTTAGCTTGAGGTACTGTATGGTCAGGGTCTCGAAGGTTCTCATCAAGTACGTAGGAGGCGTAGCTTAAGAGACAAGTCTTCTTAGTCTCCTCCATATGGTTAACAGCAATAGGGATGTCCTTGTGATTTTGTAAGATGTCTACCTCAAGCATCCTTAGTACCTCTGTCTTACCTAACCCTTCCTCACCTAGGATTACGGTAAGGTGTCCTTGCATGAGCCCCTTACAGACTTCATTGAAGGCACCGATAGGGGTCTCGATGTAGGTGTTAGCCTCCTCGTCTGATAGGATGTCACCGAATTGTCTAGCAGTATGGTATATGTCGCTCGGTATAAACTTCTCTGCGTTGGTCCAAGCGAACATGAAGTCTCGCTCATGGTGTGCTTGAAGGAACTCATTGGCATCCTTGTGGGTGGTCATGAGCATACGGTACACTTTACCGGGGAAGGTAGCGGCAAGCTTCGTGGCTACCCTATTGCCTGCTTCGTCACTGTCTGTTGCTACAATGATCTTACTATAGGAGTCCAAGTAAGGATGGACATTCTTCAAGAGAGTAGTACCTAGTGAAGCATTAGGTAGTGAGACTACTGGCCACTTCTTGCCTAGCATCTGGTAAGCAGAGAGAGCGTCAAGCTCACCCTCAGTTACTGTAATGATCTTACCTGAGGAGGCATTGAACTTATCCATGCCAAACAAGTGATCGTTAGAGAACCCTGAGTTCTTGCTGAAGTCCTTCGGGAGGTACCTATACTTCACCTTATGTGGGTAGGGGTAGTTATGACGTACCTCAGTACCATCCTCTGCTAATCCTATGGTTACTCCGTACTTCTCACAGACATCCTTAGTGATGCCCCTGATGGAGTCAAAGATTTCAGTATCTACTTTCATAGGTTCCTCCCTCTTTCCTTTACCTGTTGAGGTTTCGCAAGAGTGGCAGTAGGTACCACCCTCCCATACACTTAAGCATCCAGAGTGTCCACAGTCAGGGCAGGTACCGTGTGTTGTCTTAGGATCACTCATCTCACTTTCCTTCCTTTTTCTGGTATTGGATTCTTTTCAACGAAGAGGTCAAAGGCATCTCCTAGTGTAAAGCCTCCGTTAGTAAGTTCGTTTAAGTTCCTCTTACTTACTTGGTAACATACGTCACAGTAGAAGTCACCACCTTTTCTTTTGTTAGAGGTAACTTTGTTACAAGCTTTGCATCTCATGGTGTCTCCTTACCTTAGAGTTGAAGTCTGTTTCCTACTAAGAGAGAGGAAAGTTCCTTAAGTACTGTGCCGCTGAGGTCCGTCAAGTCATTGACCACGACATTCTTAGGATAAAACCGTCCAACCGCGTCAGTCTGGATGCCTATCCCTATACACTCTACTGTCTTAGAAACTTCCTTTACTGCCTCCTCTAGTGCAATACTCAAGTCACCGAAAGACACCTTGTGTTTTGAGTTACACGGTACCCCGTCAGACAATACTACAAGAACCTTCCTCTTCTCTGGTCTTTGCTTCAACCTCTCGTGCATCCACAGTACTGCGTCACGATCTGAGTTATCCGCAAGAGGTACATCAGCTATCGTACTTAAGGCTGGCTTCGCTTCTCTGAGTGTTTCTCTATACTCCTTGAAGAGGTACATCACCAGTCCGTCAACCCTATGGTACTCCTCCCCATAAGGTATCTCCTGTGCCTTCTCCCGATGTGCCTCCCCTCCTGTCCACCAGTTGGTAAACCCAGCTATCTCGTAGTGGATACCTGAACCTTCAAGGCACTCGGCTAGTACGATAGCAGTACTCTTAGCTAACTTTATCCTGTCGCCCATAGACCCTGAGCAGTCGATAAGGATACTTACTGAGGTGTCCATCTCCTCTCTGTCCTTACGCATCTTGAACACATGAGGGTTACCTCTGTACCCACTAACTAGGCGCTTAGAGTCCAGCCTTCCCTGTTCTCGAGCAGTGTCCCAATCTCTCCGATCCTTAGCAAGCAGGGCCCTCTGAATCTTAGTCTTCATTACGTTTACATAAGACTGTACACCAGCTTTACTCGCAGTATACCCGCTGACTGTCCCCTTGAAGAACTTTTCGACACTGTTGTACCCTAGCGTCATGCGGTTAGGTTTTGGTAACCGCCTATGGAGTACAGTGTCGTACTTAGTGGTGAGTACCTTGTAACCAGAGACCTGTTCTCCGTCAGGCTTAATCATCCCCGGCTCATCAGACTCCTTATCTGCCTCACTTATGGCATCTGCTACTGCCTCCACGGCTGTCATAAGTTGGGGTTGACCTTCTCCCTCTTGAGGTGTGAGGTTTTCATCTCCTTCCTCAATGTCAGAGAGATCACCATCAGTAGGATCGAAGTCCTCAGGGTCACTCTCTAGGTTAGGGTCCTCTCGGATCAACTTATAGATAGCCTTACTTAAGGAGATAGAATCTGATGTGCACTCAACCTTATCAACCTCTTTCTGCCACACCTCAGCAAACTCCTGAAGTTTCTCTGGCATCATACCAAGCATCTTAGGCGCAGTCTCTGGTGCATACTCACTGCGTCCCTTACTTAGAATAGTGGAGCAGACAGTAAGGTGGTTGATCTCCTTAAGCTCCTCCTCGTGTCCCTCGAAAGACTCCATTGATTTCTTGTTGGTGTGATTGGAGAGTTCACGGAAGTTCTTCTGTGCTCCGGGGTACTGCTCCATAACCTTACGCTCAACGAACATATCCTCTACACAGTTCACAATGTCCTTAAGGGCAGGTCTGTTGTCTCGTATACACTCCTTGAAGAAGTCACCTGAGACTACCCAATCAGTGTTCAATACATGTCCTGCTCCTTCATGGTCTGTGTAAGCCCTCATGATACGTAGAGCCTTGTCGTTTAGGAGATACCCTTGAGGGAGAGCAGGTAGGTGTATGTCCTTACCGTCTGTGTATGCCTGATCTCCTTCGAAGTGGACCCTTACGTCCTCCCTTCGACCAAAGATAGCAGCACATTGTGTCATCTCATGTATAAAGTTTTCAGTTTTCATAGTAATCCTCTTGGGATAAGCAAAGTCCCTCCGTCTGTCGCACCAGATATTTCTTCACGGTCAACTAAGGTATGTAGAATTCTGGATGTGAAGCAACCTTGCCTCGTTAGGTCTTTCGAAGAAGGAAAGTAGAAGTACGCCCTCTCAGAGTTCTCGTAGATACCGTGGTACACTAGCTTAACTTCTTTAGTACTCATAAGAATACCTCCTATGGAGTACCTCTCAGAAGTAAAGGTAGGTAAGGGGATGTAAGGTTCTTCACTTGAAGACACGATCAACCAATCCTTTCAGTACTGCATGGTCTTGCTCAGTAGCTCGGTCAAGTACAGACATACTCAAGGCTTCCTTGAGGTTCTCCTTATCTGACTTAGAGTTGACCATTGAGAGGTACTCCATTGCCTTAGCTACCGAGAGCATACCTCGTGGAGTAATGGGTTGGAGTACCTTGTTGCTGGTGAAGGCTTCAAGGTGTTCGCTTACGTAGTTGTTGATCTGTTGCACTAGCTCAGGCTTAAGGCTTAAGCAGGTATCAGAGATAAGCTTCTCTCGTTTGTCCTCCTCAAGGTAGTCGACTTTGAGCCACACTGTGAAGCGGTCAAGGAGAGCAAGAGATTGTGGTCGAGCACCTTGGTACATACCGTGTTCATCTCCTTGTCCTACTGTGTTACCTGTTGCGAACATCCTGAACATCTCATGAGGTACCACCTCTCGACCACCATCTTCTGTGATCCTCAGTCCGTTACCCTCGAAGACTCGTTGCATAACATAAGCTACATCAGGACGAACAAAATCTAGCTCATCAAAGCAAGCTATGAAGGGACCTTGCATTGCCATCGGTAACACACCATCAACGAAGGTACTCACTGTGCTTCCATGTTCATCTGCATCTAGTGTGTCCCTTCCGATAAGGTCCATCCGGGTGATCTCGGAGTCCAAGTTTATTGGCAAGAAGGGCCAGTTCAGGTGTGCTGCCACTTGCTCAATGAGTGTGGTCTTACCTGATCCAGTGTGTCCATGAAGGTACATACGTTGGCTAGTCTGGAGTGCATAGAGTACACGGGAGAGTTCCTTCTCTCGGAAGATGTAGTTAGGATCAACCTCAGGAACATATGAGTGCTTGACGGGGTTACCTTCAGGGTCTACCCAACTCCATACAGGTACATCGTAGGTTCCCTTTATGTTGGGGAAGACATCCTTTGCTTTCTTCAGGCTCACTGTGCCTTCAGGTGTACCTTCATAAGGAGGAACATGAACTTCCTTAACGCGCTCCTCAAGAGTTTTCTTTGAGAGTTTCTTAAGTTTCTTCTTGAAGGATTCTTCTTGTTCCTTCTGGAGTTTCTCTCCTTCTTCTACACTCTTCTTTAGTTCTTCAATAGCAGAAAGAGCAGCCTCATGTTGCTCCTTGGAGACACCTTCCTTAACTTCAGGCTGGACTTCTTCAGTCTCCTCCGGGTTGTACTTGTCCGGCCATGTGTGCTCACCGCTCTTTAGGTACTCCGTGAGTTCATCGAGTACACTCACGAGATCAGTAGCCCACTCCTCGTCACCTAAGTAGCGTTCTTTTTGAGGGAACTTACTGTCCTTCGGTTTACTTAGGATGAACTCCTTTAGTTCTTCTTGAGTAATCTTACCTGTTAGGTAAAGGATAGAGGTACCAACAGGTAGCTTCTTTAAGGTGTTATAGAGGGTTTCTCCACGGTACTTTTCAATGACCACTGAAACTCCAAGAGGGATTGAGAGTTTCTTCTTTGCCATGTGGATAATCTTTTGGGTCTTGATTTGTGTGGGGTCACCGTCAATAAGCCAAGGCTTGAGGTACTTAGCGAGTTCAGCTCGTGTTTCTTTGTTCATGTTGTTTCCTTTAGGTTAAACATCGGTAACGTAGTAAAGTCCTTGGTCACATCGGTAGGTCCAGTCAGTGTCATAGTTGAGGTCCTCTATCCTTGCTTCCTTAAGCTCACCAGAGGAGACAACATGATCCCATTCATAGGTACTCGATATGTTCCTCCCCTTCTTATCCTTTGAGAAGACAGTGTGCTTACTCTGATAGTCCCAGAACCCGTAAGGTACAACGTGATTAACCCAATCTTCCCAAAGCATTAGGAAGGAATGTTGAAGCTTTCCCTTAGAGTAGCTGATGCAAGTCTTTGTATTCCCTTTGAGTTTGCTTCCTGCCTCCAGCTTAGAGAGGTGGTGTGTGAACTTAGCTAAGTACCTTAAGTTCTCACTGTAATCTACTGAAAAGATTATGTATTCAGGGTTAGGGTTAGACATCTGTTGCCTCCTTGATCTCGCTTATGATCTTGTTGACTTCCTTGATTGTTAGTTTTACCCCCCTGTCAAAGCCAGCACGATACACCATCCGAGGGATAGGGTTAGTGAGCAGACCAAGGAGATAGGAAGCACAACAGGCTGTCACTATCCAAAAAGTTAGATTCATCTTTCTTCTCCTTTAGTTGGTTCCTTAAATATCACTGGACATGAAGATAGCGATGAGTAGCATAGCAATCCCGTTATACATAGATTTCTCGAAGTCACCAGTGAGCACGAAAAACAGGAAACACGTAGCGTTCAGTATAAATAGAGGATACAGGGGGAGTTTCATCTTACTTCCTTTCGGGTTTACTCTTGTCTAGTAAGGTCAAGTCACGTTGAGACCAGTCATCATGTGGGTCATCAACATGACTTGAGTTCTTCTGAGGTGTTAGTTCCTTTTCCAGAGGGTGACCCTCCCCTTCTTCTTGAGGCTATCAAGGTTCACCTTAGGTGTACTCAAAGAACCAAGGGGAGTCTTTGAACCCGGAGTGTAGGGTGCCTGAGCAAAGCCCATCTTGCAGGCTTGTGCTGCCATCAATCTGTCATGTGTACCCAGAGTACCATCCATGACATGCTTAAAGGTGAAACGTGGAGTTCCTTTGTGCATTTTCTTTTCCTTTCTTCAATAGTCTGAAGGTGTTACTTCTTTACGAGGACGTACTCTTCCCCTTCAATGACAATGGTACGACCATCACAAGAGGGAGCTTCACCGCCAATCTCAAGGCCAGTGATCTCCTTGAATACTTCGCCGTCGAAGTTAGGTAGGTTAACAACTTGCTCCACATCTTCCTTAGATGCTGAAGCCAGAGCTTTCTTCCACTCCTCTTCCATGTCGTTCTTTAGTAGCTTCTCTCCATCCCAGAAAGTAGGCTTAGGAAGAGAAAGCCATAATGGTTTGCTTACAGCGTACCACTCATCAAAGGAAAGAGGTTTATTGAAGAAGTTTGCAGTCTCAGGAGTAGACGTATTCCAGCTACCTGAGTTCATGTCACCTGAGTTCCAGCTACCTGAGTTCCAGCTACCTGAGTTATCGTAACCTGAGTTCCAGTAACCTGAGTTCCTGTTACCTGAGTTCATGTCACCTGAGTTCCAGCTACCTGAGTTCTTGTCACCTGAGTTATAGTAACCTGAGTTCCTGTCACCTGAGTTATAGTTACCTGAGTTCCTGTTACCTGAGTTCCAGCTACCTGAGTTCCAGCTACCTGAGTTCCAGCTACCTGAGTTCCAGTAACCTGAGTTCTTGTTACCTGAGTTCCTGTAACCTGAGTTATCGTAACCTGAGTTATCGTAACCTGAGTTGTTCTTGTGGTCGGTCATAGGGTGTTCCTTTTCAAGTGAAAGTTTTCTTCAATAGTCTTATGAGACAGCAGGACCAGCAAGGGAACTATTGTATCCCCTTTGATCAAGCACCCATCGCTCACCGGATACCACCTTGAGTGCAAGCATCTCATGAACAGAAAAGAGGCAAGCATCTCCAATATACTTGGAGTATTCCCTCACGTATGGCCCCATTGGGACACGACAAAGGAAGTCATCATCTTTCTTGAGCATGTAGCGACCATCAGTAAAGACAGGCCCACGATAGCAGGTATCGTTAGACACTTCATGAGTTGAGTTTTCCATAAGAGTATTCCTTCTTCTTAGTTCAACAAGACACACCGAGTGTATGCCTTTTGTTCCAGTGCAAACTGCACTTTGAGTACACCTGAACCTTCTTCAAGTATACTCAAGGTAAAGTTTCTTTTTCTGTAGAGAGAAAACCCCTTAAGATACTTTGAGTGTACCTTAAGGGG